AGCGCAGGGCACATCCGCACCATGTCCGCCGCCACGTCAAAGACGATGGTGGCCTGCTGCCGGTCGGCGGCGCACCCGTACACCTCGGCGCGTTCCTCCCCGTCCCCGCAGGTAAGGAGCAGCGCCACAGCGGCGGCAAGCTCCGACTTGCCCTGCTTCTTCGGGATCTCAACATATGCTGTGTTGAACTGGCGGTAGCCGTTCGGTTTCAGAGTGCCGAAAATGTCACGGATGATCTGCTCCTGCCAGTCAATCAGCTCAAAGGGCTTCCCTGCCCATGTCCCCTTGGTGTGGCAGAGGCTCTCGATGAACATCACGGCAAAATCGGCGGCGTCCTTATCATAGCGGCTGTCCTTCGCCTTAAATTTTGTTGGCCTGTATTTTTTCAGCTTCCGCATCGCCATCGGCATCACCTCCAGAAGATGGCATAAAAATTGGCCTGCCTATGGCAAGCCCCAATCTATCGGTACAAGATACAGAGCCTTCCGGCTCCGTTCTTGTAATGCTCTGTTTTTCGTTTACTGCTGCATCGCCCAGGCGATTGCGTGGCCGTCATCCTCGAACTCGGCTCCGCTTGCCGCCCGGAGTCCGATGGCTCCTTCGCAGGTGTGGTCGTCACCCAGGAATTCGTAAGCCGCCCCGAAGTAGCAGGGCTTGTTCGGGCCGTTGAAAAAGTACCCGGCGATGACCACCCTGTCGCCAAAGGTCAGCAGCTTGCTCCATCTGCACTCCAAATCTTCCGGCGTGGTGGGGTTCGGCAGTCTGTAAATCCTCATTGCATCGTTGATCTTCATGGTCTGTGTCCTCCGTTTTCTTTTTTTGTTTTCCCTTTCGGTAGTACACATATTCGCTCTAAATGCCGATAATTGCAAGCAAATCCGGAGCATAAAGTACACAAATATCTGCTGGGGAAACTGTGTATATCTGCCACGGGCAAAAGAGCCTTCCGGCCCGGTTGCCCTGCGGAAAACCCGCCTGGATGCTATTGGAACGGAAGCTCCACCGACTCTTCCATCTCTCTTTTCCACTCCGCATATTCCTCGTCGGTGACTTCCGCCGCCCCGGTGCAGACCGGGCATTCCTGTCCAAGCTCCCTGTCCGACGGCGCCTCCGCCCCAGGCTCATACTGGTTCGGCTCCTCCCACTGCCTCCGGGCCTTTTCATTTGCCTGCCGGATCGCCGTCTCCTCATCGGGGGCCTGCTCCATGTCGTTCCACCATTCCGGCTCGCAGGGCCAGCCTTCCGCATTAAAATCCGTACCCGGAACCACCAGCCATACTTTATACCATTTCATCCCTGCCATAAAAAAATCCTCCTTCGCCCCGCACTGCCCTGCGGATGTATTTTTTGCCTTCCAGTTTTTTCCGGGGCTTCCGGCCTGCCGGTTTTCCTTCCCGGCAGGCCGCCCCGTGCCTTACGCTTCTTCCGCCGCCATCTGGATCGCCGGGATGACCGCCCGCTCCTGGGTCTGGAAGTCCGTGTAGTTCGCCTTCACTTCGGTCAGCCCCGCCATCTGGAAGCCATGCTTTGCAAATTCCGCAAGCGTCGGGATCAGGCTGGAAAAGGTGCTGCTGATGGTGAACTCGGTGATGCCGTTCTCCTTCAGCGTTTCCGTGATCTCCCCGACCTCGCTGTCCCAGATGGCCTCGCCGAAGTCTATCCTGTCGTTGCCCGCCGTGATGCTGTTACGGTATGCCCAGAACAGTGTCGGGTTTATCCCCCAATCCTTAAGGCTTGCCGCCTTCTCCGCGATGGCCTTTTCAAAAAGTTCGATTCTCTTCATGGTGTGTACCTCCGTTTTGTTTTTTTCCCTTTCGGTAGTACACATATTCGCTCTGATTGCGGATAATAGCAAGTCAATTCCGGGCATAAACTGTACAAATATCTGCGCCGGGAATTGTGTAGTTTATGGCGCCTGATCCCCGCCAACCTCCCTGCGGATCATGTGTTTGGAATGCTGCCGTTCCGATTTCTTGAACGGCCGCTTGTAGCGCCTCCGCCTCTGCCCGCGCCTTTTCCCGGACGCGGGCATGGCGATCCCGGTGTGCATCTCATCCCCGTACTGGTGATCCTCAATCCACCGGAGGTTCCTGCCGTATGCTTTCATCCTTCCTGCCCCCTCCCGTAACACCTGTGGATGGCTTCAAGGATCTGTTCCTGCTCCGCTGCGCCCACGCCGATGCCCTCCAGCGCCTCCCTGGTGCCGCAGTCCGGGCAGAGCTGCGTTTCATTGTCCTTCCGTGAGACTGCCGGCCTCCCGCGGTAAGCCTGCCCGCACCTGGGGCATACCCTCTTTTCCCTGTCCGTGTGTTTCATTCCGCATCCGCCTCCCTTCCAAGCGCCGCCTCCCTGCTGCGGAACATCCGCCCTGCGGACGCACGGCACCGGCTCCCATTCCTGTTCTCCAGGCAGAAGTACCTCCCGTCAAACCCCCGCACGGTGTATGCGCCGGTGCAGCCGTTCTTCCGGTTCGTCACCAGGAAGCAGGCGTCCCCTGCCTTCCACCCGCCCGGAAATTCCCGCGCCTCCCCCGCCGCGCTGTCGGCATACGCCCGTTCCAGGAACGCCCCGTCAAAACCGAAGCTCCGGTAGCCCTGCCTGCAGGTTTCCATGTAGGACCGGCTCGGCAGCCCCAGAGGGCGGTCCTCATGCATGATGTAGACGAACACCCTGCGCCTGCGGACCTTGCCAGTCTTAATCCCCTTGAGCGGCAGCTCCATCTCCTTTTTGTAGTAGAAGGCGGGGAAGCCCTCGTAGCGGTCCAGGACCGCCTCATCTTCCTCTGTCACCGCCCATGCCGCCACGGGGACGCTCGCGCCCTCCTGCGGCTCGATGGTGAGGTAGGAGCCGGTCTTACTGCCTTTGAACAGGAGCCGGTAGCCTTCAATCACCGAGGTGCCGATGATCCTCGCCCCAGGGCAGCGCATCCGCATCTGCGGGATATTCAGATTGGAGCCGTATGCGATGTAGTATCTTTTTTCCATAATGTCTTCCTTCCTTTCCGAAGGGCCTAACCTTCTACTGCCTTAAGGCCGCTTTTGCGGCTTGGGTAAGGCGGCAGGAGGCTGGGTCCTGCGGTTTATCTCCCGTTTCGGAAGGATGCGTCCCCGCTTAAGCGGCGGGTGAGGACCTCCCTCGCGGTCTTGAATTCGTCCCCGATGAAGCCGAGCCGGAGGAGCCAGGTCCTCATGGCGTATTTGGGGTTCTCATGCTGCTGCGGCTTCGGGCTTGCGCTCTTCACTTCCTTCGCCATCTGGCTGAGCAGGAGGCAGAACTGGATGTACCCCTTGAGCTGCCCGGCGTGGAGGCCGTTCCGCTTCCCGTCTGCCGGGGCGTCGAACTGGAAGAGCCGGAACTCGACCGTGGCCTTCGTGAAGGTCGCGTGGTAGTTGAGCATATGGTACCGGCTGTCGTTGTAGTGGGCGCTGCGGTTGTAGCCCGCGCCGTGGCTTGCGTACCAGATGTCCGCGAGGGCTGCCATGGTCTGCGGCTTCTTTTTGTTGAGCTGCTCCAGGAAGCGCGGGTCCACCGTGCGGCAGTAGCGGCTCATCCTGCCCCGGTCAAGGTCGAGGGCTTCCGCGATCAGGCCCTCGTGGCCCGCCATGATGTTGGCGAGGTTTCTCAGGCTCTGCGGCGTGTGGCCCTTCGCGCCGATGTGGATGTGTACCCCGCAGCCCCTCCCCGCGTCGCTCTTCGCGCCGGCGTGCCGGAGCTGCCGGACAAGCTCCTGCAGGGTTTCAATGTCCGCGTAGGTGAGGACCGGCGTCACCAGCTCGCATTTTTCGCTGTCCGGCCCCGTGATGCTGACGTCCCTCTGGAATTTCCATTCCCTGCCGTCGGCGTCCCAGGCGCTCCAGGTGCAGTAGCCGTTCCGACCTGCTGTGTCTTTGTACCGCCCTGTTCCGAAAAAGTCTGCCGCGGCCTTCGCCGCCCTGCTCCTCGTGATGCCGTTCATCTCTATCTCCACCCCGATGGTCTGTTTCTTTGCTTCCGCTATCTGCCTTGCCATTTTTTCGTTCATCCCTTTTACCTCCGTTTTGTGTGTTTTCCCTTTCGGTAGTACACATATTCGCTCTAAAAGGGGATAATAGCAAGTCAATCACGGGCATAAAGTACACAAGGTTTGATGCCGTATTTTGTGTAGTTTATGGCTCCCGTCCGCTATATCTTGCGGACTTCGTCCTCGCCGTAGATCACATGGAGGCGCGAGCCGTTGTTCCAGCGGACCATCAAAGAAGTCGTGTCGTCCACACCTTCCACCACGCCCTCCGTCCCGGCTGGCGGGGCCTGTTCATCTTCCATCCTGACCAAAGCCACCCGCGTCCCCGCAGGGTATTCCCTGCGGACGCGCTCCACAACCTCCCTACTCGGAAATTTCATCATCTGCCGCCCCCTTCCTTGCCCCGCTCTTGAAGCTGCCGTTGCCGGAAAGGTTCTTCAGCAGGACCTTCCGCTCGCCCTTGTACTCTTCCCCGATGAAGCCGAGCCGGAGCAGGAAGCACCGGAAGGCGTATTTCTCGTTATCCGCAGGACGCTCCTTCGCCGTGACGCGCTTCTGCTTCCGCGCCATGTCGCAGAGGGCGGTGATGAAGTGCGTGTATGCCTTCGCCGCATCCCCGTCCTGTCCGTCCGCGAACCAGGGGAAGGAGACCTTCTCCGCGTCCGCCTCCACCGGGAGGCTCTCCACCGCCAGCGCCTTTTTGATCAGGGCGGCCTTGGCGTCCACCAGCCTGTGCAGGTTCTCCAGGGCTGCGTCCGTGAAGGACTCCCTCGGCAGCGACACCGTAAGCCCGATGCCCTCCTGCGGTTCTGCCTGAGCAGTTTCCCCGCCTGCCGCCTCCGGCGTATCCATGGCCGGTTCCTCTGCGGATTCTTCCGGTTCCGGCGCATCTGCAGCCGCTTCCTCCGCCTCTGCGGTTTCCTGCGGCTCCGCCGCTTCTTCTGTGGAATCCTCCGGCTCCGCCTGCGCCTCTGCGGTCTCTTCCGGCTCTGCCGTGAAACCTGCCTGCGCCAGCCCTGCCAGGACTTTTTCCACCAGTTCCCCGCTGCTGCGTTCATCCCAGGCCAGCGCCCCTTCTTTGCTGACCGTGAAGTTGCTGATTGCGTATGCGCAGGTCGGCATCCTCATGTAGACCGCCTTCATCCCGACAATCCCGGAAATGACCTTTACCATCTCTTTCCTGCGTTCCCCTGTTGCGTTGAATCTTCTTTCCATGCTGTTTGCCCTCCTTTTTTTGTGGTACTACATTAATCACTCAAAGTGGTAAAAATAGCAAGGGAAACCGCAGGAAAAATGTCACAATAAAAAGTCCGGGAACTGGGCGTAGTACACAATGCCCGCAAGCACGAAATAGGCGTTCGGCAGCGCGATGCCGTTCCCCCACATTTTGTATTCGGCACTATCCGAGTGGGGGTTTTTCAGCCATTTCACTATCTGCCTGTCGGTCTTCGGCTTTTTGGAAGTCCCCATGATCTTCCGGTGGGTCTCAAAGACCTCCCGCCAGAACGCCAGCTCATCCTCTGTGGGGTCCTCCGTGCCAAGGCCGTCACACCACCAGTCCGGGAAGCCCTGGAGCCTCGCGCATTCCGTTGGCGTCAGCCTCCTCACGATGTAGTCCGGCTCCGCCTTCACATCGTTGATGACGGGCGGGTCCTTATAATCAGTAGCCACCAGCGTGTTCGCCAGCTCCTTCTCCGCCCGCGTGAAATGGGAATTCTTGCTGGTGCAGTAGGTCGGCTGCACTACGGCGTGGCGGTCCGTTGCATCCAGCGTGAAGGAAACATCCTCATTGATGCCGCTGCCCTGCGGCCCGTTCTTATTGTCCCGCCCGATCATGGAGCCCTGCAGGACGAAGGTCTGCATCTGTATATTCCGGGTCGCCATCAGCGCCCCGGACTTCCCCTGCAGGTCGATGACCTCGTCCCTCTGGTTGATATGGAATGCCGACATCCCTTCCGGCTCCACCACAGCGATTCCTCCCTGGTTGCATCCGGGATTTCCACCGTTGGCATCCAGCGTCCGGGAGGTTTCCGCCTCATAGAATCCGCTGTGCGGGTTATCCGATTTCATGGCGTTGCTGTCCCTGGAGCAGATGCCGTAAGCCTGCACCACAAGTTCATTGCACCGGCTTTCCCCCACATCGAATGTGTTCAGCGTATTTGCCACTTTCCCGTCTTTCCATGTCGGCACATCCCCTTTGTAGTGGGCGCGGTATCCTTTGCAGAACGGCACAAACACCGTCTGGTCATTGTTGCAGGAGAGCGTTGCCGATCTGTCATCCTGTATGATCGGGCCTTTGCCGCCGCCCTCACAGCCGGAGCGGATTTTCAGCGTCTTGGGTGTGTCCGGCTCCACCACGAACGGCTGGTTATTGCCGCCCATCCCATATGTGGCATTGACCGTGGGTGCAGTTTCCAGCGGTCCCGTGTATCTGGTATCCTGCGAATGGTTCTCATAGAGCGCCACCGCAGCCGGCACCGTCCCGGCACGGAGCGTGGGCGAGGTTTCCTCCCCATACCCAATCCCCCGCGCCTGTGCAGAATGCTCCGTGCAGAAACCGGCTGATTCCAGAACGCATGGAGGATGGTGCGCCTCTGCCCGCAGGGTGCAGGTCACATCATCCGTCACATCCATCCTCTGCCCGCCCTGGTCGTTTAAGCAGATGCCGCCTGCCGCTCCAGTGCGATCCGCAGCACCTCCGGCAGCTCCTTGCCACGCACGGAAGCCCTCCGCAGAATACCCAGACACGCCTTCGGACT